GTGGCGTTCAACTAGGTGTATCAACTCGTGGTATGGGAAGTCTAGAGAATCGTAATGGAACCAACTATGTAAAAGAAGATTTTATGTTAGCAACGGTTGACATTGTTCAAGATCCATCCGCCCCAGACGCTTTCGTTAATGGCATTATGGAGGGGGTCGACTGGATATGGAACAATGGCGTGATAGAAGCTCGAGACATTGAAAAGATTGAGACTGAAATTAAGAAAGCTCCACGATCGAGATTGTATGAAGTACAAACTCGTGAGTTTAAGAATTTCCTCTCGTTGCTTAAATAATAGAGGAGTCAAAACATGACTGATCAAAATTACGAACAGGATGTCGACCTCGATGAAGCAACGGAAGTTGTGGACGAGGCTAAGGCACCAACTACAAAAGGTAAGGCACCAGACCCTGATCATTCCGAAACTGATGGAATGACAAAGACTGATCCTAAAGCCCAAGCTAAAAAAGGCGCGGCCGGAACAAGTAAAGCCAAAAACGGTGATACTTCCGGTCAAGAACCAATGCAAAAACTGAATGCTGGATATGCTGGATACGGAAACAAAATGGAAAATATGACTAAGTTGGCAGCTTTGCCTGCTGATGTTATTAATACATTGTATCAAGAAGCATTTGGCACTGACTTGGATCTAGATGAGTCCGATGAAGAATTGGTAGAGTATAACTTTGATGACGATCTGGAAGCTTTGGTTGAATCCGAAGCAACTCTTTCAGACGACTTTAAAGGTAAAGCTTCTACAATTTTCGAAGCTGCTGTTAATTCCAAAATTATGGAAAAAGCTGCAGATATGGAACTTGTCACTGCAACCCTTATTGCTGAAAAAGTAGAAGAGCTGGAAGAACAATATACTTCTGAAATCTCTGAAGCTGTCGTTGAAGCACGTGAAGAGCTTGTCGAAAAAGTCGACGGTTATCTAAACTACGTTGTTGAAACATGGATGGAAGAAAATAGACTGGCTGTTGAATCCGGTCTTAGAACTGAAATCGCTGAAACATTCATGGGAAGTCTGAAAGACTTGTTCACTGAATCTTACATCGAAGTTCCAGAATCCAAAGTTGATCTTGTTGATGATCTTGCTGAGCAGGTAATTGCTCTGGAAGAAAAACTCAATCAAGAAACATCTACTATCATCGAAATGAGATCTGAAATGCAAAATCTTGAGCGGCATGCAATTATTGCAGAAGCTTCAAAAGATCTTGCTGGAACTCAAGCCGACAAACTAACTAAACTTGCAGAATCAATTGATTTTGAATCATCTGAAGCATTTGCTGCTAAAGTAGATACTCTTGTAGAATCTTACTTTTCAGATCAACCTCAAGTAGAAGTTGAAGCTTCTACACCTAGCCAATCAATCACCGAAGCTAATGAGCTCGATGATGGTGAAGAAGTTGTAACAAGCACACGGATGGACCAATATCTAACTGCAATCAGATCAAATAACTAAGGAGACAAAAGATGTCTAACGCATACAAATCGCTTACTGAAAAGTGGGCACCGGTTCTGAACGAAGAATCAGCCGGTACAATTCAAGATCAATATAGAAAGTCGGTAACGGCTGTTGTTCTTGAAAACCAAGAAAAAGCTCTTCAAGAAGCCCGTTCTGCTCAGCAAGGTTACTTGACAGAGGATGCACCTGCTGGTGCAAATACTGGTTCGATCGATAAGTGGGATCCAATCCTTATTTCGCTCGTACGTCGTGCAATGCCCAACATGATGGCATATGACGTCTGTGGTGTTCAGCCAATGACTGGTCCAACTGGACTGATCTTTGCGATGAAATCACGTTTCAATGGTGGTGTAACTACTAATGACGAAGCACTGTTTAACGAAGCAAATACCAAGTTCTCTGGTGATTCATCTGGTACAGCTATGCCCACTGATGGTTCTGGTCTTAGTGGTCTTACAGATGCTAACACTTCAGGTACTATCGATGATGAGCGTTCAGCTGTTCATCCAAGAGGTGGTATGGATACAGCAAACGGTGAAGGTCTTGGTACTACTGGTACTAGTCCTAACTCTGCTTTCAATGAAATGGGTTTCACCATTGAGAAAGCAACTGTATCAGCAAAAACACGTGCATTGAAAGCAGAATATTCGCTTGAACTCGCACAGGATCTGAAAGCAATCCACGGTCTGGACGCTGAAAGCGAACTGGCTAACATTCTTTCAACTGAAATTCTTGCTGAAATCAACCGGGAAGTAATCCGTACTATTAATAGCCAAGCTAGAACTGGTGCTTCTACATCTCAAACAGCAGTTGACGGTGTCTTTGATCTGAAGAATGATGCTGATGGTCGTTGGAGTGTAGAGCGTTTCAAAGGTCTGATGGTTCAGATCGAACGTGAAGCAAATGCAATTGCAAAACTGACTCGTAGAGGTCGTGGTAATTTCATCATTACTTCTTCTGATGTTGCTTCTTGCTTGTCTGCTACTGGAATGTTGGACTATGCTCCAGCTCTGAAAGATAGCCTGACAGTCGACGATACTGGTAATACTTTTGCTGGTGTTCTTAATGGTCGTACCAAAGTATACATCGATCCGTATGCAACTGTAGACTATATTAACGTTGGATACAAAGGTACCAATGCTTATGACGCAGGTCTCTTCTATTGCCCATACGTACCGCTGACTATGGTCCGTGCCGTAGGTGAGAATGACTTCCAGCCACGTATCGGGTTCAAAACTCGTTATGGCATGGTATCAAACCCATTTGTTGGAAACGCTCCAGCAAACGGTCTTGCTAATGCAAAGACTAACCAGTACTACAGAATCTTCCGCGTAGATAATATCCTCGACGTATAAGAAAAAAGAGAGGAACCAACCTCTCTCTAAGAATAACTACCAAGGGCGCTTTCGGGCGCCCTTTATTTATGTGGAAATAAAATAAAAAACATTGAAAATACTCCTTTACATTTACTCTAAAATGTATTATAAAGAATATAACAAATGATAAAGGAAATATTATGTGGACACTCAGAGGACAATTCAGCGTTAGGCAATTCGATGAAACTACAGGAAAACCTAGAACTGAAGGTCCTCTTGAGTGGACTGCAATAACAGTTAAAACTCAAGAAGAAGCTGAAGAATGGTGGAAATGTAGAACTAGTACTAATTGTAAAGTCAATAGAGTTAGTACAATGTTTGATCCAAATGGTAATGTTGTTAAAGTAGCATTTAATTAACTACGAATTAGATATAGATTGTAAATGTAAACGAATTCGTTCGTTTCTATCATCTATTGCATCTATTGATTTTTCTATTGCCAATTCATAAGCAGCAAGTTTTTCTTTAGTCGATTCTTCTTCTGGTGGTGCAAATGGCTGAGTAAGGTATGCGTCAAAAGGAATGTCAATATTAGCTTCTGTTATAGTTTTAGATTCATAATGATTTATCCAATATACGGTTCCTCTAAAATCAGGTCCTATAGTCCAAGCAGATCCATCCCAAACCGCACATTCCTTATCTGATAGATCTGGAATAGCAATTGTAGTTGCGTGGGCTGGAACGCGATCATTACCTCCTAAAGGGCATGGTTTTGCAGTAGTTGTATTGGTATACACTTTAGTTTTTTTATCATAATTATATATTAACGTCATAATTAATTCCTTATATTTTAATGCAGTACATTACTTCAATATCATTTATATAAGTACCTCTAAAATCTGGAACATTGAAGGAGTTAGTGCCATCACCTATTCCATATTTAATATCAATTGCAGAAAATAGATTTGAATATAATTTTCTATCAATACCTGAACCATCGCATTCTAGCCAACCTTTGGGTTCTATTCCAACTGAGAAAGTCATAATACTTCCTGATGGAAGATTAATATTTTCAATTGCTTTAGTATTGCTATTGATGTTATCTGTATTAGTAGCAATATTTTTTTTATTAATAGCAATATTTTTTTTATTATTATCGATATTAATTATTGCTTTATTTAATTTTAATACAGTTACTACTCCTGTATTAGTCATTGTAACGTCACCAGACAAAGAAGCTGCAGTAAACCCTGCGCCGTTATTAATTAAAATTTGAGTATCTAATAGCATTTTAGATGATGCATCACCATCTGCAGCGTCATCTCTAACTAAAACTGAATTAGCATCCATATCTTGAATTTTAGCATATGTGATTTCATCATCTGGAATTTTGACTGCTGTTATTGCATCATCTGCAATCATTTCATTAAAAACTTGAGTCTCTGTTATAATTCCATTTGCAGTTGAACTTCCAAGAACAGTATTTGCAACAGAAATATTTTGTATTTGAGAATAAAATACTTTATCATTATGTGTCATTGATCACCTTTATTTACATAATTAATTATTCAGGTTTATCTGGCCAAGTTACATTTGTGGGAAACCCTTCTTGGGCAGGCAAGTCTCTCAATGCTTGTCGATAAGTGCGCCACTCATCTGTTATGCGGTCAGCTAAAGCCATGTAGTCAGCTGCCACTAGTAATGCATCCCGATCCGCTCGTACTTGTATTGCGTTTGCTACCACAGCACTTTCCTGAAAGTCAGGCCAATCACTTATGTTTGCAGAATTATCAAATACTGCACCAAGACCTGTTTCTTTGTTATAAAATATTTTAGACATTAGTTTATCCTTACTAGTATATTATATTGTATAGTATAGTCTAATTGAACCGTTTGCACCATCACCAGTCACTACGGTTGTTGTAGTACTACCGCCGAAATTAACGTGTGTAGCACCGCCGCCACCACCTGGAAATCCACCGTTTACACCATCTACATTTGTAGTAGATGCAGCTACACCATCACCTGCGTAAGTTGAGACACCAAAGGCACCACCGCCGGCATTTCCTGTCATGCCTTGTGATGCACCACCTGCAAATTGTTCAGTAGCAGGAGTAAAGCTTGTATCTGCGCCAGCTCCTGAACCACCACCAGTTACATCCCAACTAGCGGATATATCATTTTCACCTGGCCTTGTCCACCAAATTATCTGTCCACCGCCGCCAGTAGAAGCACCTGAGTTAGCCGCTATTCCGCCTTCGCCGCCAGCAGCTGTATATATTGTACTACCAGTTCCTATGGTTGTAATAGTAGTATTGCCACCGGCCGGTCCTTGACTGGAAGTAGAACCAATACCACCACTGCCAATTGTAAATGAAGCGCCGTTAAGTGTGCTAGCCTTCAAAGCAATGATCATAGCACCACCACCTGCCCCAGCCCTCGCCTTTTGGATAGATGAAAAACCAGTCTTATTCGCAAACGTATGTCCACCGGCACCTCCACCACCAACACCATAAGCAATGACCCAAGCGTCATCACTTAAAGCGGCTGGTTTAGTCCAAGTGCTTGATGTAGTAATTTCTTCTGTGTGTGAATTCCAATTAGGTTCTACTGGGTAATCAGAAGCTAATATACTACTTAGGTCTGTATGATTTGCTAGTTTAACCCAGTTACCAGCGTGAGCAAAGTAGCCTGCGCCTGTAGAATGAACATGAGCAAACATACCATGATAGGTGGTCGCGCTTGGCAAATCACCTTCTGTAGCATACATGTTTGCAAATAATACTTTGTTGCCTCCGGCATCAATATCACCTGTAATTCCATAGCCTGATAATGTAGTTGGAGTACTTGTTAAATCTGAGAATGCTACACCAGCACCACCACCAGAAGAGGTTGATTGATATTTAATGCAAGCAAGTAGGGCTATGTTGCGTGGGCGGGTTTCTGTACCACCTGTAGCTGCCGTTTCCCTATTCGGAGAGCCTGAATATAATCGTTGTGTAGAATCCGCCGCTGAGTAGGCACGGTTGTCATCAACCGCTGTACCGTTGTAAACAGTGTGTGTGTGACTTTTTAACTCATCAGCCTGTGCAGAACCAAAAGCTCGACTAGTATCAATTCCACGGCCGTCATCCCAACCTCTGGGAAACTCACCACGAAGGTCAGGAACATTGAACGTGGAAGAGCCGTCACCACTACCAAAAGTTGTACCAATTGCTGCAAACAAATCAGAGTAAGTTGTCCTCGATATAGCAGCACCATTAGCTTTTATGAAATTTGTAGGGGGAGTATTAGCTGCATGATAAATTACTGTACCGGCAGAAACTGATGAATTTGCAATGCTATTTGATACCCATGCATAATCTGTACCATTCCAACTTAACACTTGATTAGATGTCGCAGTACCTTGGTTCAAGTGTGTATCAACATCACTATTTGCATATGAACCACCACCGCCACCATCTGTAATTCCGTAGCCGGCTAAGGTAGTTGGAGTACTTGTTAAATCGGAGAATGCTACACCAGCACTACTACCTGATCCAGACGTTGATTGATATTTAATGCAAGCAAGTAGGGCTATGTTTCTTGGACGGGTTTCTGTACCGCCTGTCTCGCTGGTTGCTCGTCCATTCACCACAGGAAACGAATTATTTGTTCCGGCCCCGGTGCCTGTTGGGTTTGTTCCGTTTGTCCCGTCTGTGTAGTTGTGAGTGTGTGCTTTTAGCTCATCCGCTTGAGCCGAGCCAAAGGAACGACCGTTATCAATTCCACGACTATCATCCCAGCCACGCATAAACTCACCACGAAGGTCAGGCACGTTAAATGTAGTGGACCCATCACCAGCGCCATACGTAGTTCCAATAACTGTAAACAAATCAGAGTAAGTTGTCCTCGATACAGCATCACCATTGGCTTTTATGAAATTCGTAGGGGGTGTGTTGGCTGAATGATAAATTACCGTACCAACTGGAACTGATTCACCTGTTCCTGTTGCACCATCTGTAATTCCATAGCCAGCTAAAGTAGTTGGAGTACTTGTTAAATCTGAAAATGCTACATTAGTAGATACAGCTTGTGAAAGTCCTAATTTTAACCAGTTCGCACCATCATATTTCCAAGTTTTTCCACTTAAAATATACGTATCGCCCGTAGTTGGATTTGTTGGATATGACATTATGAAATCCTTAGAAATATAGTAACTGTTGTTGAATTCGCAGCAGTTGTTGATAAATTATAAGCCCCGCCGACAGACATGCAGCGCCATGTGCCGCTAGGCGCAGACCCTGACATGCCATAGTAACTTGGACTGTAAGAATAAGTGCTACTATACCGAAGTGAACTGCCCGATACATCTGTGCCAAGAGATGTAGTGCTACCATCAGCTTTACCAAGTAGTGAGTAAGTACCAACACCTCCAGCTGTTGTACTACCTGATGCACTACTCAGGTCTGCATGATTTGCTAGTTTAATCCAATTACCGCCATGAGCAAAGTAACCTGCTCCTGTACCGTGAACATGTGCAAACATACCGTGATAGGTGGTTGCACTTGGCAAATCACCTTCTGTAGCATACATATTCGCGTATAGTATCTTTCCTGTGG